GGAATTCAATTTAAACCTAAAAGAGGATCTGCATATTTTTTCCCAGGAGATATGAATTATGTCCATGGTGTAACTGAAATTAAAAACTCTTTTAGATATACATGTCCTTTCTTTTGGGAAATATTAGAACATACTGGAGATGTTAAGCCAGATCATACTAAAGAATATTATAGAATTTTTCCAACTGAAGAGGAAATGTCTAAATGGAATCCAAAGGAAGGTATTAAAGGATTATGACTGATAAATTATTAGAACCAATAGAAATATACCCAAAAATACTTGTGTATAAAAATTTATTTAAAGATATTAATGGTTCCTACCAGGTTCTTTTAGATTCGCTTACAGAAACAGAAGATAGACTTTTTAGCCCTTGGTCAGAATGGTCTATTTTTGGCACATACTTAAATCCAATTATTCCTTCTTATAATGCAGCAGATAAATATGGAAACTTTCAAAATATAGAAACCAAAACAGAAACACATGAAAAACAAAAACAACTTGCTCTTGAAATGATGCAAAATTTTCATTTGGTTACAGAAGATTATATAAAAAGATTTAATATTGATGTAGATTTAAACTTAAAATCTATAGACGAAGATGGAAATGAAATACCAACTTGGAGATATACAGGTGGTACTATAGGAATGTATCATATAAGCGATGATACAAATAAAATTGGAATGCGGTATCATTCTGATTATATTAGAGAACAAGGCGATGCTCCAGGGTATAAGTTTGTTATAACGTGCACAATTTATTATAATGATGACTATGAAGGCGGAGAGATTGACTTTGCAATGGGAGATAAACTTTTCAAATATAAGCCATCTGCAGGAGATCTTCTTGTTTTTCCATCAGGACACCCAGACTATTTAACAGAAGAGGGAATGCCATATCTTCATGGGGTAATGCCTTCATATAATAAAAATAAATTTTTATCACGCATGTATTGGCAAAAATATCAAAAAGGTACTGATGAGTGGTATCAAAAAGAAAAAGAGTTTGGTAAAGAGGTTTGGGCCAGTATGCAACCAACACTTGAGAAAGCGTTTAGAGATAAACATCCTCAAAGAACTGAAATAGAAAATGGAGTTAGAATACAATGAACCTAGAAAATAAAAATAGATTAACAAAAGATATTGTTGTTTATGAAAATTTTATAGATGCAGAGACTGCTGCAAAGTTAGTAAAGGTTTTAGATAAGCATGCAGAAACTGGTAAGTTGACCTGGACTCCTATTTCTTTTTATGAATCATACTCTTCAGTTCTTCCACAAGATGATGATGAGATAGTTATAGAAGAAGGTCTTCCTGCAACTATTTTTTCTGATATGAAACAGGGAATTATTAATGCTGTTGCAAGTGTACACGATCTTGATCCTAAAATAATTTCTCAAATTGGATATCATACTCAAAAATGGGAACCAGGAGCATATGCTCGTATTCATTCTGATAATACAGATGAAAAGGGAAACTCAGGTGCTTTTACACGAAGTAGATATGCTGCGTTCTTATATTTAAATGATGATTTTGAGGGTGGACTTTTACAATTTCCAGATCAACAAATAAGCATTAAGCCAAAAGTAGGAATGCTTGCAGCATTTGATGGCGGGTTTAATAATATGCACGAGGTAACACTTATTACTAGTGGTATAAGATACACAATAGGTTCATTCTGGGATGATCGTGAAGAAGATGCTTATCCACAAGAGGTAAGAGATGCTTGGGCTGAAGAAATGAAAAAAATTAGAGAGGCTCAGGCCATAGAAAAACAAGAATGGCAAGATTTATTAAAAGAAGGTTACAAAATAGATAAAAATGGAAACAAATATAAAGTTGGTGAAATGCCACATGATTAAAAACTTTAAAGAAGAGTTAATTAAAAATAACTTTGTATTTGAAGAAGTAACCAATGATATATTATGGGTTAAAAATTTTTTAACAAAACAAGAAATTGATTTTGTTTTAAATGTTATTAATGATGCATCTCAACAAGATTGGGAAATCGAGTATATGTCTAATCTGGCAAAATTTTGTATGGAAAAATTTGGCAGAGATGATGTTGATAATTTAGTTGCAGAGGGTAAATTTGAAATTACACAAAATTGGGTAGATAAAAATTTAAATATTAAACATCATGAAGAACAACAAGTTTTTTATAAAAGATTATCAGATGTAATAAATAGTTCTTTTCCTGATTTAGAATTAAGTGGACTTGCTACAATACAAAGAATGCAACCTGGGGTAGAGTTAAAATCTCATACAGACCAACATACTGATCCATCAATTAGATATGCAACAATAATTTATATTAATGATGATTATATAGAGGGTGAATTATTTTTCCCTAATTTAGATATATCATTAAGGCCAAAGCCTGGAGATTTACTATTTTTTCCAGGAGACGAAAAACATGAACATGGAGTAAGGCATGTAGCAGAGGGACCAATTAGATATGTTATAGTTGGCTTTGTAAAAGAAAAAGGTCATTATGAAAAGAATCGATATTAGGAGAAAATATGAATAGAGAAATACTTGATCCAAAAGTTTATTATTATACGGATGCAATTGATAATTTTGATATATTTCAAAAAACATTAAATGAATTAGATGAACTTGAGTCATCAAGTGAATTTGATGTAAATGTTTGGAATAGGTGGACATCTTCAAATGATAAAAATTTTATATACGGAGAAACAAAAACATTTGATTTGGGTGCTATAGAAAAAATGGGTGGGGAAGTAGGGGAAAAGAGTAAATATATTTATAATGCAGTTATGAATACATTTATAAAAGTTTGCAAAGATTATGCTTCATCATTAGGAGATTTTGATGAACCAAGATTATTCCCAACCTTTAACATTAAAAAATATTATACTGGCATGGCAATGGGTGCTCATTTTGATCAATTAGATGGAGATCAAACATTAAGATATTCACTTGTTATGTATTTAAATGATGACTGTGAAGGTGGAGAAATATCTTTTCAATTAAAAGATTATGACGGTGGATGGAATAGTAAAGATGGATGGGTCCATGGTGCCCCACCAGTTAATTTAGATTATAATGATGCTGTTGAAAATAATGCAATAGATTTTGGAGTAAAACCAAAAGCCAATAGTGTAATTATATTTCCAGCAAATGCTCCATACTTTCATACTGCTCATACAGTTAAGTCTGGTGTTAAATATATGGTTCCAGGACACTGGATACATAACCACATGCAACTCAATAACCATACAGGTATGTGATGAAAACAGCAATTGTAACTGGTGCCAGCAAGGGTGTTGGTTATGCTACAGTAAAACTATTATCCAACAATGGATACAAAGTAATTGCTGTTTCAAGGGATATAAATAAAATGTCTGATTTATTATCTGATAATGTTGAACTATACAAAATGGATATTACTCAAGAAAATGAAATTAAAAAATTTTTTGAAAAATATAAAGACATTACATTAGATCTTTTAGTAAATAATGCTGGTGGCGGTGCTGGACCAACTCATATTATAAATGAGACTATGGATAATTTTAGAACAGCATATGATATTAATGTTTCAGGTCCTATGTTTTTATCACAATTATTTGTTCCAGCAATGAAAAAATCAAATTCAGCAACAATAATTTTTATAACATCCCTGTGTGGAAAAATACCATTTAGAGGTGGAGGTAATTATAGTAATGCCAAAAGAGGAGAGATGGCGTTAATAGATACCATGAGAATGGAATTTCCAGAATATGGCATTAAGGTAACTGAAATTTGCCCAGGTACTATAGATACTCAAATTGAAAAAAAAGATAATGCATTAACGGCAGAAGATATGGCAGAATCAATAAGATGGGTTGCGTCATTGCCAAAACACGTAAATATAAATCATTTAGAAATAAGTCATATTAATAATGGAAAGTATATGTGATCGTATGAAAATTAATAAGTTATACGATGATGTTTATGAAATTGAAAATTTTTTAAGCGAACAAGAACTTTTTGAAGTTTATAAAATAATTAATAATACGCCAGAAGGTGAATGGTTTGATGAAATATCTAAAGAAGAACAAAATACTCCAGATTTCTGGCATGGTAAAAATCTTTACTTTAAAAATATAAATATTTTTGATGATATAAATAATAAAATGAGAAATCTTTTTGAATCATTTGATTATTATCCAGAAAAATTACATTTACAAAGATATCTTAAAGGAGATTTTATAAAGCATCACTCAGATCAATGGATTCCAGATTTACCATATTATATTGGATACGGATTCTGTTTATATTATAATGATGATTATCAGGGCGGAGAATTAGATTATCCAGACCTTAAAATTACAGTAAAGCCAAAAGCAAATTCACTTTATATTCACGGAGGACATATAGTCCATGGATCTTTACCAGTATTAGATGATAGAATTAGATACTTCTCAACTGTTTTTATTCGTGGGACAGAAGAGAATCCAACAATACTTAGAAAGGATTTGTTTAAATGACACATCAAGCAACACAGCAAGAACAATTTATTATTGATATTTTAAAAGGTAAAAAGAATGGATATTATGTAGAGTTAGGCGCAGCGCATTATAGCAACGGCAATAATACATATTTGTTAGAAAAAGAGTATGATTGGACTGGCGTATCTTTTGAAATAGTTGATTCTATGAAAGATGAATTTAATGCTAATAGAAAAAATCCCTGCATGGGAGATGCTCTTTCTTTTAATTATATAGATTATTTTGAAAAAAATAATTTTCCTAAACAAATAGATTATTTACAATTAGATATAGATGCTGGTTATGATATTTATGGAAGACCAGTAGGGAATAGCCATTTAACTCTTCACGGCCTTCTTGCAATTCCATTAAACACTTATAGATTTACATTGATTACATTTGAGCACGATGCAAATATGTATTGGAGAAATACTTCAATGAGGGATGCCCAAAGAGAAATTTTAGATTCTTTAGGCTATTCTTTGGTTCAAAGATCTTTCCATGAAGATTGGTGGGTAGATTCTAAAGTTATTCAACATGGAGAATATCGAGATTACCTACATTGGCAAACTCTATAACCTTAAGGGTCTAGAATAACTATAGAGTTTTTGTTTTTACAAAACTCTGCTATAATCAATATATAACAGTTTTCAATTAGGAGAAATACATGTCAGATTTTTTTAGTTTTCGTTTGTCAGAAGAGTTCGTAAATGAGTATAAAACAAAGGAACCACCATTTGGTTTTGCAGATGCTGGTGGTAATTCATTAGGAGAGATTACATTTATTCGTACCTACTCCCGTATGAAGGAAGATGGAACTAAAGAAAGATGGCATGAGGTTTGTCGTAGAGTAATCGAGGGTATGTACTCAGCCCAGAAGAATCACGCAAAAGAAAACAGACTACCTTGGAATGATTATAAGGCACAGTCATCCGCTAAAGAAGCCTTTGATAGATTATTTAATTTAAAGTGGACACCGCCAGG